TCCGGCATCGTCCACTTCGATCTTGACCTTGATCGGCCAAGCCTCGGCGGGCATGTCGTGCTTGACGGTCTCCCAGACGCCCAAATCGATCTTGCGATAGATCGGCTGGGTGAGCGTCACCTTATACGCTTCGACCTTGTGCGTGATCACGCCTTCGGTCTTCGCGTCCAGTGCTTGAGTAAGTTCTTTCTCGATCTTTCGACGCGCCTCGATGGCTTCGTCTTCGCGGCGTTTGGCTTCAAGCCAGGCCCCGCAAAGGCCCGTGATGTTGCTGCTCATTGTCAGCCTCCTTTTCTCTCAACGGAATGGCTTATTGCATATTTTTGCAGGACGTGCAATAGAAAAAATTGCAATCACCAAACAGGAGACTGACCATGCTATCCATCGAAGAGATTCGCGCCCGCCTTACCGGGGCTGACATTCCCGAGATCGTTAAGGCCACCGGCCTTTCCTACAACACGATCAAGGCCATTCGGGATGGCGCTCCCGGCGCTCGATACGAGACGATTAAGCTGCTCACGGAGTTTTTTGAAGGCCGCACATAAATGACCATCATCGAGAGCATCAAGCAGTACACCGAACTCGGCTGGTATCTTGTCCCGATCCCGGCAGGACAGAAGGGGCCGACATCCTACGGCTGGAACCAGAAGGACAAGGCACTTACCGGCCAGGGTGCTATCGACTTCTATTCCAAGAATCCGACTTGGAATGTCGGCCTCATCCATCAATGGACCGGCACATGCGCCATTGACATCGATCACATGGAATGGACGCGGATCATCTTCGATGGGCTGGGGCTAGACCTTGACGCCTTGATGGCATCAACCGCCAGAATCCGGGGCCGGGAGGGGCGAGGCAAACTGATCTTCCGCGCCCATAGGGATGACCTATCCCGCCATTCCATCGCATGGCCGAACAAGGATGGCCGGGGCAACACGACTGTCTTCGAGCTTCGCGGTGGTGCCGTGCAAGATGTTCTCCCGCCGTCGATCCACCCTGACACGATGCAGCCCTATGTGTGGGAGGGATTGCCATTCGATCAGATTCCGATCCTGCCGAAGCAGTTGCAGGTCATGTGGGACGAGTGGGATCGCTTCCGCCCGCAAATGATGGACCTATGCCCTTGGAAGGTTCGGCCTGAGTATCAGGCCCCGGTTCGAGTTCGCGCACCTAATCCCGGCACATCGGTGATCGACGCCTATAATGCAGCGCACAATATCGGAGAGTTGCTGGTCAAGTATGGCTATCGCCGCACCGCACCGAATCGATATCTAAGCCCGAACAGCGGCACCAAGCTGGCTGGTTGTAACGTCTTCGACAATAACACCGCTTTCAGCCATCACGGCAGCGACCCCTTCGGCAACGAACACGCCTTCGATTGCTTCGAGCTTTACCTACAGTTCGAGCACGCCGGGAACATGAGTGCGGCGATCAAGAACGCAGCCGCCTTCCTGAACATCACGACCGATCCGAGCCATGAGTGGACGCCCGAGAAGCAAGCCGAGACTGACCACGGCAAGGCTGCAACTCCCGGCGTGCTGCCTTCCAAGCGCACCACCAGCGTCACGCCAGACAATCCGCTGGCATCTATCCCGGCGCACCTGCTTTCGATCCCTGGCGTGCTCCAAGACGTTGTGCGGTACTATGAGACAACCGCCATCAAGACGCAGCCGCAGTTTGCCGTGCAAGCCGCGATTGCTCTTGGTGCTGTTGCAATGGGGCGGCGATGGACAACCAGCCAACGCAACTTTAGCAATCTGTACCTGCTCAATATTGGCGAGACTGGTTGCGGCAAGGAACACGCCAAGACGGTCATCGAGGCCATGCTTGATGCAGCCCAGCTAGGGCATTTGCTAGGGCCAGCCGGTTACACATCCGCCAGCGGCGTCTTCTCGGCGCTCATCTCCCGGCCTATTCACGTTTCCGTGATCGATGAGTTGGGGCGCACGCTCAAGAGTGCAGCCAATCGCTCGATGCAGCACAAGGCTGATTCCTTGACCGCCATCATGGAATGCTTTGGGCGGCAAGATGGCGTCTTGCGGCCACAAGGATACGCCACCATCGGCCTAACAAAGGAACAGGCGGAGTCCTTCGAGAAGGTGATCAGAAGGCCGTCCTTGACGCTCTTAGGCATGTCTACGCCATCAGAGTTTTACGGGGCCATCTCAGGCGGTGACATCGCATCTGGCCTCTTGAACCGCTTCCTGATCGTCAAGTCCGAGATTGGCGTTCAGATGAGCCAGGAGCGGCGGATCGTGCCGATTGGCGACCGCATCATCGGATGGCTTCAGGAACAGGCACAGGCGCACTCTGGGGCCGGAAACCTGACCGGCACCAATACCTATGACATGCCGCCCGATCCCGTCGAGGTGCCGTTTACACGGCCAGCAATGGACATCCTGCGGGACTATGAGGCAGAACTGGTCGGAGCGATCAAGAGCGAGGGCGAAACCGGCCTTGAGGCGATGTACAACCGCAGCCGCGAGATCGCCATGCGGATCAGCCTGATTGTCGCTAGGTCATTGCTCGAGACCGAGATCGGACCCGAGCCTATGCAATGGGCGATTGATTATGTCAGGTTCTACAATCGGCGCGCAATCGCCATGTTCCGGGACAACATGGCTGAATCCAGTCATCAGGCGATCTGCAAGGCAGTCATTGCCAAGCTTAGGGCATCCGGCCTCAAGGGGCTGACAGAGGCAGAACTGGGCAACCGCATCTCGGCATTCGATGCGTTGACGCTCCGGGACCGTGGCCAGGTGATGGACAAGTTGGTTGCTGACTACGGCATCCAATGCCGTCATACCAACAAGGGACAGCGTGGAAGGCCGCGCATGGCGTGGTTCATCCCGGCACCTGACGCCACGGAAGATTGACCTAGGGACATTTTCTGGTGGCGGGGCCTCGGAGCGATCCGGGGCCTTTTCTTATTTAAGGGGCCTTATTCGAGGGCAGGGCGTCACCCGTAAATGGATCGTGCAAGTGCTTGATGTTGCTAGTGTTGTATATATATAGAGAGAATTATACTATTTATATATATTACAGTACCACCACCCCACCACCCACCACCACCCACCCGTCTGGGTCTCCCCTTCCTACTTCACCCATAAATCATTTAATTGCCTTTAATGCCGTGAAATGCCTAAGCCATTGAAAGCACAAGCCAATCTGCCATTTTTTGGCGTTTTTGGTGCTCACGGCTATATGCACAGTTAATTAAAAGCCTAGCAATTTCAAAGGCTTAGGATTGGCATTTATCGGGATGGCGCTTTCTTGCACTTTTCTGCAACATAACGCTTGCAAGTTTCTGCAAGGTATGGGATAAAGGGACATCAACAAGGGAGAGACGCACATGGCACGCTATATTCTGATCGACAATTACTCTGGCTACATCTGGGGCGATAGCGCCGACTTCAACGGAAAAATCTTCGCAGGGACCGCGCTGGAATTTGCCAAGGCTCTCGACGAAAGCATCGGCGGAGAAGGCCGCACCTATGAGGAGCAGAGCCGCCCGAACGCCAGCAATCAGACTGGTTATCACGTCTACCGCGCCGACATCGACGGCAGCGATGCGGTTATGATTGTCCACGACGGGCAAAATCAGGAGACAATCGACTCCGTCACCGAGTCCTTCCGCTACGAGGGCTTCATCGCATCATTCTGGCTCGCCGCCTAACTGAGGGGCCACGCGCCCCTCACCCACCCACCCAACAGGAGCCACCAATGACCAAGTTTCAAATCGGAAAGACCTACAGCACCAGCTCCGCTTGCGACTACGAAACGGTTTACTCATGGACCGTCATTGCTCGCACTGCCAAGCAGATCACCCTTGAAGATCGCTGGGGCCGTCAAGAGAAGCGCGGCGTCTACCTCTGGAACGACACCGAATACTGTAAGCCGAACGGCACCTATTCCATGTGCCCAGTCATCAATGCCGAAAAGGCGGAGTGAGGCTCATGACCGACACCAACCCCAAACCCACAGGACGCCCTCCCAAGTATCCGTGGCGAACCATCGAAGTAGGCGAATCGTTCTTCGCTCCCGGTCGGAGTTCCAAATCGCTCCAGCACGATGCCGCCAAATACCATCACCCACGCCGCTACACTTGCCGCAAGATCAGCCTCAGAGGCATCATCGGCACCAAAGTCACGAGGACCGAATGACAAACGAATATCCAACTATCAACCCAGAAGATCATAAAATCATTGTTTATTGGGAAGATTTTTTTCAATCGTATGTGGCGCACCTTGATGACCCAGAACATAACTTTGAAACACATGCCTATGCTCAGGGCACAACGCCTGAAATGGCTTTGGATGGACTGCGTGATTTTTTAGACGAACTTGAAAGAGATGCTACCGATGAAGGAGACGAATGGCCATGACCTGGACCCCTATCGCCAAAGGCGAGCGAAAGCCCGAAGGATGTGTCCTCGTCACCTGTACCTACGAGACAAGCAAATTTGAGCTTGCCATGTTCGGCGGGCAGATCAAAACCTTCCCCTGCATCCGCATCGCCCGATGGAATAAAACAAGCCAACGGTGGCACGATGACGGCCCCAGAGGCGAGAAACTCAATAACGTCACCGCATGGATGCCACTTCCGGAGCCTCACCAATGACCGACTTCGCCGTCAAAGTCACCGTTCGCAACGCCAGACTCCTCCGCGCCATCAAGGCCGCAGGGTTCAAATCACAAGCCGAGTTCGCCAAGTTCATCGGCAACACGCCACAACGCATTGGCGAACTTCTCAACTTCAAGCTAAAGCCCATCGCCAATGGTGACTGGTCAGAACTCGCAATGGACATCTCCTCCGCACTCCGCATCGAGCCGGAGGAACTTTGGCCGCACCACATGCGAGATCTGCTCACCGCCCGCAACTCCATCGAGGCAGAGATCGACGCCGAGCAACTCGCCCAGATCGCCGCACCGTCGAGCCTGGAAGTGGACAAGCCCCTCCTCGCCAAGCTGGTCGCCGCCATCACTCACCCACGCCGCCGCGCCATGATCGAGGCCCGCTTCGGCCTCACCGGCGAACCGGAAAGGACGCTCGAAGAGATCGCCAAGGACTATGGCGTCACCCGCGAACGCATCCGGCAGAACGAATGGAAGGCCATTCGCGAGATGAGGGAAAAGGCTAGGCGATTAGGTGTCGCCGTGCCAAAGCATCCATATCGGTATTGATCCCTCTGCGGTTTACTCCTCCCGCCGCAGCAACTCAGCCCCGCCCTTGTGGCGGGGTTTTTTTTGCTCTATATTGCGCCGCATGACAGCAGACGAACTCATCCAGTGGCGCACCTCGGTTGCCCTATCAAAGCGCAAGGCAGCAGAGGCCCTTGGCCTCGCCCGCAACACCTTTCGAGCCTATGAAACCGGCAAGCAGCCGATTCCGCGATATATCGAACTTGCCGTTAAGGCAGTCCAGAAAACCGACAATAAAAAGGACAGCAATGCTGACCTATAAGCTTATTCCAACCGCCGACCTCATCCCGTACGCCCGCAACAGCCGGACGCACTCCGAGGCCCAGGTCACCAAGATCGCATCCTCGATTAAAGAGTTCGGGTTTATCAACCCGGTGGTGACGGACGGCAAGAACGGCATCGTGGCGGGCCACGGGCGCGTCCTGGCGGCGAACAAGCTGGGACTGAAGGAAGTGCCGTGTGTTGAGGCGGCGCACCTCACGGAGGCCCAGAAGCGCGCCTATGTCATTGCCGACAACCGGATGGCGCTTGATGCCGGATGGGACTTCGAGATGCTCAAGGTTGAATTGAAAGACCTCGAAGACATGAAGTTCGATCTGACGATGACAGGATTCGATCTAGGCGAGATGGCGTCAATGTTTGATCAGCCAAACTTTCAACCTGGCACCGAAGCCGATCAAGGCAAGCTGGACGAACTTGCGCCAAAGATTATCCAATGCCCGCATTGCGGCGATGAGTTCGATATGAGGAAGCATGAGCAAGGCTAACCTCCGCATCGACTGGGCAACCCATGAAGCTGCGAAGTATGCCTGTGAGAATTGGCACTATAGCAAAAGCGTACCAGTTCCGCCTTTGGTGAAAGTGGGTGCTTGGGAAGACGGAAAGTTTATCGGTGTTGTTATGTTTTCGCGTGGCGCTTCATCAAATCTAATGAATCCTTACGATCTAAAACAAGATCAAGGATGTGAACTGACACGCATTGCGCTGACGAATCACACAGCACCAGTTTCTAGAATAGTAAAATTCGCTATTCAATTCTTAAAGAGAAAAAGCCCCGAACTTCGTTTAATAGTGTCTTTCGCTGATCCTCAATACGGTCATCATGGTGGAGTATATCAAGCCGGAAATTGGATATATGTAGGAGACACTACTACAGGGCGTGAGTTTTGGCACAACGGAAAAAGGCTTCACTCACGGCAAGTAAGTGAAAAAGGGTGGAATATTCAACAAGGTATGCAACGAAAAACAATAAAGCCTAGTGATTGCGATGTAATCAAGACACCCGGTAAACACCGTTACCTTATGCCACTAGACGAAGACATGCGACAGCGTATAATGCCGCTGTCAAAACCATATCCAAAGCGTGTGAAGAAGGCGATGGTTTCCTCCCCGGAAGCACAGCGGCAGGGCAGCACTGACCCACACGCTCCAACTCTCGAGGCCTCGACATGACCGAAGAAACCAAAGGCAAGCTAGGCCGCAAGCCTCACGCACCGACAGACGCGCAGCGCCAGCTGGTCTCGCTTCACGCAACGGTCGGCACCACGCACGAGAGCATTGCCGAAATCCTCGGCATCCACAAGGAGACGCTTTACAAGTATTATTCCGCCGAATTGAAGCAAGCACGGGACAAGGCCAACGCAACCATTGGCGGTGCGCTTTTTAACAAGGCCAAGGCTGGCGATACAACCGCCATGATCTTCTGGCTCAAGACGCGCGCCCGCTGGCGCGAAACCGTGGACATCTCGAACGAGGATGGATCATTGAGGCCAGAGCCAGTCGCTGCCGCCGTCCTTGCTGCGCTCAACAAGATTTACGATGACGCCGAGTGAGCATCGAGCCGCCAACCGTCAACGGCTCTATAAGTTCGCCCGCACGATCTATCGCGCCCGCACCAATCAGGACATGCTACCGAACAGGCATCAGCGGGCAATCTGCCGTAGCCTCGAGCAGGTCTTCGCCCACCGCATCAAGCGGCTCATCATCAACGTGCCGCCTCGATCCGGCAAGACCGAGATTGCCGTCAAGGCATTCATCGCCTGGACCATCGGCCTCGTACCAGATGCCGAATTCATCCACGCCAGTTATTCAAAGCGCCTCGCCACATCCAACGCATACGACATCCGCGCCATGATGCAGCACGAGACCTATCGCTCGATCTTTCCGTGGGTGTCGCTTCAAGACGATAGCAAGGCAAAGGATGAGTTTCGCACATCACATGGTGGCATTGTCTACGCGACTGGCGCAGACGGCACCATTACCGGCTATGGCGCTGGCAAGATGCGAGACGGCTTCGGCGGTGCGATCATCATCGATGACCCGCACAAGGCCGGTGAGGCAACATCGCCCATCATGCGGCAGAACGTGATCGACTGGTATCAGACCACGATACAGTCGCGCCTCAACAAGACCGACACGCCAATCATCGTCATCATGCAGCGGCTCCACGAAGATGATCTTTCCGGCTGGTTGCTGAAGGGCGGCTCTGGCGAGAAGTGGGATAGCCTTGTCATTCCGGCCCGCAATCCAGATGGCTCATCGTTCTGGCCTGAGCAATTCCCGCCCGAGATGCTCGACCGCCTCGAGCAATCCAGCCCATACGTCTTCGCTGGTCAATACATGCAACGCCCCGCCCCGCTCGGCGGTGGCATTTTCAAAGACGAATGGTGGCGGTTCTACGAGGCGATGCCGCCGCTCAAGTGGCGTGCGATCTATGCTGACACGGCGCAAAAGACAAAGGAACAGAATGACTATTCCGTCTTCCAATGCTGGGGCCAAACGCAAGCCGGACAGATCGTGCTGCTCGATATGGCACGCGGCAAGTGGGAGGCTCCGGAACTGGAAACAATGGCTCGGGCATTTTGGAATAAACATAAGGCAGCATCGGACAAGGGGCCGCTTCGAGCCTTCAAGGTCGAAGACAAGGTGAGCGGCACCGGCCTGATTCAGAAGCTGAAACGTGAGGGCATCCGGATCATTCCGATCCAGCGCAATACCGACAAAGTGACACGCGCCTTCGATGCCGCGCCCTACGTCCAATCTGGCAATGTCTACATCATGTCCAACATTGATCACCTGGCCGATTTCATGTCCGAGGCCTCGGTCTTTCCCAACGGCACACATGATGATATGATAGACGCCGCAATGAGTGCAATTTCCGATATGACAGCGCCGCAGTCTGCTCCTGCGGTTCGCGCCTTGTGAGGTTATCGATGGGACTTTTTGACCGTTTCCGCCGCCCGCAAGAGCGCAAGGAATCCGCTGCTGCCAAGCTTATGGTGATCAATCCCGGCCAAGCCGTGTGGTCTCCACGCAACTACGAATCCTTTGCCAAGGAAGCCTATGGCAAGAACGTGGTGGCATATCAGGCCATCAACCGGATCGCTGATGCCATCGCATCCGTCAATCTTGGCGTCTATCGTGGCGATACGGAACTGGTCGATCATCCGTTGATCACGCTGCTCAATCGCCCGAATCCGCTTCAGTCCTATTCCGATTACGTTCGCGCCAAGGTGTCGTTCCTGATGATCGCGGGCAACGGCTACGAAGAGCGGTTCATGGTGGGCCGCGAGGTCAAGGAGCTTTACCAGCTTCGCCCCGACCGCATGAAAATCGTTCCGTCCTCCAACGGCATACCGTCTGCATACGAATATATGCTCGGCCAGAACAAGGTGCGGTGGGAGATGGACCCGCGCACGCTCACCTGCGATGTGCGGCACTTGAAGCTGTTCAACCCGCTGAACGACTGGTACGGAATGAGTCCAATCGAGGCTGGTTCCTACGCCATCGACCAGAACAACGAAGCCATGAACTGGATGCAAGCATTGCTCCAGAACTCGGCTCGGCCTTCTGGTGCATTGACCGTCAAGGATTCCGGCACGCTATCGGACGAGAACTTTAACCGCCTCAAGGCCCAGATCGAAGAGCAATACTCTGGCTCCTCGAACGCCGGTCGCCCTATGCTCCTCGAAGGTGGACTTGACTGGCAGCAGATGGGACTAAGCCCGACCGATATGGGCATCATCGAGGTCAAGTTCTCTTCAGCCCGTGACGTTGCCTTGGCCTTCGGCGTGCCGCCGCAGTTGCTCGGCATCCCTGGCGACAACACCTATTCCAATTATGCCGAGGCCCGTCTGGCATTCTGGGAAGACACGGCACTCCCGCTGCTTCAGATGATCGTGAACGATTGGAACAATTGGCTCGGCTCCATCTACGGTGTCGAGATCAAGCCTGACATCGACAGCATCCCGGCCATTGCCGAGAAGCGTCTTTCGATGTGGCAGATGGCTGACCAAAGCCAAGACCTCACCATCAACGAACGCCGCGCCTTGAAGGGATATGGGCCAATTGAAGGCGGTGATGTCCTCTTCGTTTCTTCCGCCGAAATCCCCTTGAGCATGGCAAACGAACCGGCACCGGAACCACTCAGCCCTGATCTTGTGAAAGCACTGGCCTATGGCTCGAAGGCTGGTTGATTCCAACACGCGCCGCGAGGTGCGCCGTCAAGGCGCATTGCTCGATAGGCTCACGGCTCAATTCCGTGGCCGTCTTCAGCGCGAGATCACAACCGCCATGCGCGAGATGGTCGAGCATTGGGAGCAGACCGGCAACGTCACATTGCCGCGCGACTTCCGTGACCGTATCGAGGCGACATATCGCCAGATGGCAATTGCCTCGATCACCACGTTCGGCTCCCGCATCATGGAGCAAGCAAAAGCGCGAGGCTTGAAGCTGGAGACCAAGGAAAGCTTCGCCCAGATCATGACGCGCAGGGCGTTGCGCTTTATTGAGCAAGAGGCGATCCGCCGCCGCATCACCGAGGTGACGGAAACAACCCGCGACCAAATCATTCGGGCAGTTCGGAAAGGCTATGAGGACGGCTTGGGCCAACGCGGCACCGCATCCTACATCCTCGATCTGGTGCCACAGATTTCGTCCTACAGGGCTGAGATGATCGCCCGCACAGAGACGCACGGCGCTGCCAACTATGGTTCACAGGAGGCCGCAAAACAGACCGGCTTGCCATTGTCCCGCGAGTGGCTGGCCGCTGCGGATGACCGCACCAGAGATACGCATCGAATCGCTGCTACTCAACCGCCGGTGGGCATGGACGAAAAATTCAAGGTTGGCGATGCCGAACTCATGTTTCCCGGTGATCCCTCCGGCCCCGGCGATGAGGTCATCAACTGCCGTTGTGCTGTTGGTTACATCGTGGACGAAGCCGCCTTTGAGGCCATGTTGTGATTTCAATCAAGCAATGATATATTCCCCTCATGCCTAGCCCCGGCCCGACCGAAAACGAAGACGAGTTCATCTCCCGTTGCATGAGCGACGAGGAGGCAATGTCTGATTTTCCTGATGAAGATCAGCGTTATGCCGTCTGCATTTCCAAGTGGGAAGGCAAGGCCGATGGGTTCTCACCCAACGAGGCAATGGCACGAGAAGCCACGCGCGGCCTCGATTGGCGTGATGAGTTCAACCGTGGCGGCACCGAGATCGGCGTTGCCCGCGCACGCGACATCAAGAACCGCCGCAACCTTTCGCTCGATACCGTTAAGCGGATGGTCTCCTACTTCGCCCGCCATGAGGTGGACAAGCAAGGCCAAGGATTCTCCCCCGGCGAAGACGGCTATCCGTCCGCTGGCCGCATCGCATGGGCCTTGTGGGGCGGCGACCCAGGGCGTGCTTGGGCTGAGGCAATACTTCGCAGAGAAGAGGGCGACAAGTTCATGTCAGAACCGATCCAGCATAAGAACGTATCCCTGACGCTCAAGCGCGAACCGGATCAAGATGGCGTCTTCGAGGGCTATGCCTCGGTGTTCGGCGTTGTCGATCAGGGAATGGATGTGGTCGAACGCGGCGCATTCCGCAAATCGCTCGGCTCTCGTAAAGTCAAGATGCTCTGGCAGCACGATATGAGCCAGCCCATTGGCGTCTGGGATGACATTTACGAGGACGAGCGTGGCCTGTTTGTCCGTGGCCGTCTACTCAAAGAAGTAGAAAAAGGCCGCGAGGCAATGGCGCTTCTCCGCGCCGGGGCCATCGATTCCATGTCTATCGGCTATCGCACAATGGAAGCCATCCCGGAAGGCGATGGCCGTGTTCGCAAGCTGATGGAAGTGGACCTGTTCGAGATCAGCCTTGTGACTTTCCCGATGCTGCCGGATGCAAAGGTCACGAACGTCAAGTCGATCACCACCGAAAGAGATTTCGAGCGTTTCCTGCGTGATGCAGGATACTCTCGCAAAGAGGCCGTGGCTCTCACTCTCCACGGATTCAAAGCCCTACAGAGACAGCGGGACGCTGGCGATGAAGAGGCCGTAACCGAGGGCGTCGATGCCCTTTTACAGTCACTGTCAAAGCTAAAGGAATCCCTGCATGTCAGAGGAAATCAAGAAGGCCGTCGGCGCGGTTGACGCGCTGCACGCCGGATTCGAAGAGTTCAAGAAGGCCAACGACGAACGCCTTGCCCAGATCGAGAAGAAGGGCAGCGCCGATGTCGTGACCGAGGCCAAGCTTCAGAAGATCGAAGCCGATCTTGAGAAGGCCCAGAAGATCGCTGACGAAGCCGTTCTGGCTTCCAAGCGTCAGTCGCGCATCGTCACTGACGAGCGTGGCGAAGTGGTCGATCTCGACCGCAAGGCCCAGGAGTGGGCCTCCATGAACGCCCGCCGCCGTGGTGCTGTTGCTGGTTCCTTCGGCGCTGCCGACATGGACGGCTACAAGGCCGCGTTCGACACCTTCCTCCGCAAGGGCGAAGAAGTCATGGGACCGGACGAGCGCAAGGCTCTCTCGGTCGGAACCGATCCCGATGGCGGTTATGTGGTCAATCCCGACCTCTCTGGCCGTATCGTGATGAAGGTCTTCGAGAGCAGCCCGATGCGTGCATACGCTTCGATCCAAGTCATCTCGTCTGATGCCCTCGAAGGCCTGTTCGATCTCAACGAAGCCTCTTCGGGCTGGGTTGGAGAAACGGACAGCCGTCCTGAGACCAACACGCCGCAGCTTGGCAAGTGGCGCATTCCTGCCCACGAACTCTATGCGAAGCCCAAGGCTACGCAGAAGCTGCTCGATGACGCCTCGATCAACATGGAAGCATGGCTTGCCTCCAAGGTTGCCGAGAAGTTCGCCCGCGACGAAGCCAATGCTTTCGTTGTCGGCAACGGCGTCAACAAGCCCCGTGGCTTCCTGACCTATTCGTCTGGCACCACGCTCCCCGGCACCATCGAGCGTTTCGATACCGGCGTGAACGGTGCATTTGCTGCCGCTCCCAACGGTGGCGATGTTCTCATCAACGCGCTCTATGGCCTCAAGCAGCAGTACCGCGCCAACGCAACCTGGTTCATGAACCGCGCCACGCTCAAGCTGACGCGCAAGCTCAAGGACTCGGACGGCGCTTACCTGTGGTCTCCCGGCATCGCTGCCGGTCAGCCCGCTTCGCTGCTCGGCTATCCGGTCGCGTCCTTCGAGGACATGCCCGATCCGGCTACGGACTCGCTCTCCATCGCCGTTGGCGATATGCGCGAGGCTTATCAGATCGTGGACCGCCTCGGCATCCGCACTCTGCGCGATCCCTACTCTGCCAAGCCCTACGTTGAGTTCTACACCACGAAGCGTGTGGGCGGCGATGTCGTGAATTTCGAGGCCATCAAGCTGATCGAGTTCACTGCCTAAAGCACTAACGCGGGGCGGCAATAACGCCGCTCCGCAACCACGCCGATAAGAAGGATTCTTGAGATGCGTGATATGCTTTCAAACAAGCAGGTTGTTCTGCTTGGCACCGTGACCCTCTCTGGCACCACTGCCGGGGCTACTTCGTGGGTTGATACTCGTGGCTTCGACGCCGTGACGCTCATGCTTGCCACCGACACCGTGACCGATGCTGGCGCTGCTGCTGGCTTCACATTCACGGCCCAGCACTCCGACACGACCGTTGCTGGTGACGCTGCGGCCATCGTTGCGGCTGATTCGGTCAATGGCACGATTGCTCTGTCTGTCACTGCCGATGGCGATGACAACAAGATCATCGGCGGCATTGGCTACAAGGGTTCCAAGCGTTATGTTCGCATGAACGGCGTTGGCACCACCGGCACCGATGCGACCGTCAAGGTCTACGGCATCCTCAACAAGCCGCATCGCGCTGCCACCACGTTCGTCGGCAGCAACGTGGCCGCTACCTAAACTTGACTAAGGGGCGGCTCCTTCAATGGGGCCGCTTCTCTCATCGTAAAATCTGCAATTGATTTGTTCACAATGATCGCGCCGTAAGGATGCAGGGCTGATGCCGACGACAACTGGTTTCGCAACTGACCTCATCACTTTTTCGCGCGGAAGCCTCGCCACCGTTACGGACAGTGACGGCTACATCAAGTGGGCACAGCATAACCTGCTGCTGGCGAGTGAGCAGCTAGACACTTCTAGCTGGACGAAAACGTCTGCAACGGTGGCTGCAAATTCAATCGCCGCCCCCGATAGTGCGATTACGGCAGACACTATCGTTGCTTCGGGCGCAAACGGCACGGTTTTGCAGTCCTACACTGCTGTTGCTGTACCCTATGTCTTTGGCGTGTGGCTGCGCCGCAAGACCGGGACGGGCAATATTCAGATTGCTGCCGACAACGGCACATACACGACCGTCACGATTACCAATGATTGGGCGCTCTACACAGTTACGCAGACACCTACGGCGGGCACGAAGAGCGCGGGCATCCGCATTGTCACCAGCGGCGATGAAGTCTACGCATGGGGCGCATACCTCTACCGCTCCGACCTTGGCGGGATGCAAGCCAACGCCTCCGCGTATCCGTATTATAACCCCAGCACGCCGAAGAACCTGTTGGGATACTCGGAAGCGTTTGATAATGCGGCGTGGACGAAAGGAAACTCCAGCATTTCTGCAAATACCATAGCGGCTCCAAATGGCTCATTGTCTGCCGATACGTTGGTTTCAGCGGCTTCAACTACTGCAACATTTACGAACCAAGCGTTCACATTGACTGCGGCAGCGTACACCTTTTCCGTTTATGTGAAGGCATCTGGCGCACGTTTTGTCCAACTTTTGTGGACTGGAGGAATATCTACTAATTTTGCTAACTTTGACCTTACGTTGGCGACTGTAACCTCTGGCAATTACACATCGGCTTCCATCACGGGCGCCGCAAACGGTTGGTATCGCTTGGCGATTACCAGCACACTTTCTGGGGCGGCTGGTAATACAAACATCAATCTGGTTGATAGCGGCGCTGCTACCCGAGGCTCTTCGTTCACTGGCGATGGCATCTCTGGCGTCTATCTCTGGGGCGCGCAACTCTCCAACAGCGCGTCGCTTGATCCTTATACGCCTAACTTTGGCGCGGCTCCGAGCGCGGCAGCAGCACACGGCCCTCGCCTTGACTACGACCCGTCAACGCTGGCGGCAAAGGGTTTGCTGGTGGAGGAGCAGCGGACGAATTTGCTGTTAAACAGCGCGACACTTTCAACGCAAAGTGTCACTGTTACGGCAACAGCACATACATTGTCGTTTTACGGAACCGGAACTGTCACGCTTTCTGGCGCATCAAGTGCCGGACCATTGGTTGGAACGGGTGTATACCCTAACCGCGTAACACTTACTTTTACTCCAACCGCTGGAACGCTGACACTTACGGTTACAGGAACTGTGAGCAACGCACAGCTTGAAGCCGGAGCCTTCGCCACATCCTACATCCCCACGGCTGCTGCGTCCGTCACCCGCAACGCCGATGTGGCGAGCGTGGCAACGAGCCAGTTCCCGTACAACGCAACGGAAGGCGCATTGGTTGTGTCTGCCGATTATATCGGGTTAGGTTCTATTAACTACGCCGCAGCTCTCAATGATGGCACGGTAAGCAATTTTATGGGGGTGCGCCGCAACCCAACGGCGGAAACTATTTTTGTAACGTTTGCTACCACG